GTCATAGGGGGAACGACTATTCCTGTTCCTGTTGGATCTTGTGGATTATAATTTAATACCATAACATTGTTTCTGGCTTCATTTATAATCGCAAAAACGAAAAGTACAATTTTCTAAATTGAAAAGTACAACTTTTTCTAAAGTCAGGCACGAAGTTCAAAACCTCGTGCCTGATTCTTTTTATGTGCATTTAATTGCGATGCAAAGCCGATTAAACAGCCTTTTATACATTCAATACGAACTTGACTTCCTCGTTGCCTGAAAGCAGTTGTTTGGTCGCTTCAAGGTTGGTTTCATAGATGTGTACATTCGCAAGGAAAAGCGTTATAGACTTCAGCGGCATGTCTATCTGGCGACTCATCAAATACAAATGGTAGAGGTCGGAAGGCAATCCGAGGTTTGCATCTGAAGAACGCTGATACGCTGAAAGCACTAATTCGCCGTCGTGCAGCTGAAACTGCACAAGGCTCAAACATGGTGCTTGGTTGCTTTCTGCACCTGTCTCACCCAAGAATAGCACATAGTTCTTGCTGCTCCGCTTTTCAGAATTGATTTTGGCGATTAAGCGTGGAAGCTTCTCAAAGTAGGTTGGATAACTGTTGACCAGGATTGGCCCACAATAATCCCACCAACTGATGCCCGCTTCACGGTATCGCTCCGTCAAGCGTTCGCCCTGCATGAATAGTTGCAGTTCGTTGCGTAGTTTCTTCCTGGCGATGTTGTGTCCCTCGAAGATGTCAAGCAAATCACCGGGGCGCAGGTCGAGTTGCTGGTTCAGAAGGTAAACGATCTCACCTTTTTTGTTGGTCTGTCTGTGACCGTTCGCGATGATGTTCGCGAGAGTTTGGTAGTACTTGTTCATGGCTTTATGTGTTTGTACAACATGATGTCCGTATAGCCTGCATTGTAATTCAGGTTCGACCGCTGTTCGATACGGGTTGCCCCTTCAAATGGGTTGCCCTTCTTATATTCTTTGTCGAGCCAATCGCACAATTCCACGATGCTACTCTTTTCAGAGGTGAAATAGAAATAGTTGGTTCCGTTGAGGGTGTGCAGCACGTCCAAGTAATCGCGCAGCCTCCAATAATTTGCATAGGTGCAGCTTTGGGTGGACAGGTAGGGCGGGTCTATCAAGAAGCAAACCCCGTCCTTTTTCTCCCATTGACGGAAAACCTCCCTGTAGTCTTCGTGGATTACGACAAGCCCGTCAAGATAATGGTCGGCTGAATAGTCCGACTGCTTGATGGTATTGTATAGTCCGTTTTTCTTCAACTCCTCGAAGCTGGTGGCATATTTGCCGGAAAAAAGGATGGAAGCCGAAAGGGTGATGTAGTCAACGAAGCCTTGTCTTTCGTACATTTCTATCGTTTCCAGAACACGGCTCAAATACGGGTTGACAATTCTTTTGTTTTCAGGATAGCCATCCATAATGTCCCGCAGTTCCCCAAGCAGGGCGTTTGTCGTAGGGATTGCCGCAATGCGGCTTGAATAGTTGTCGTAGTCGTTATAGACGACCTCAGCATCAGGCCGCACCGATTTCGTGAAATGGGAGAGCAAACCACTGCCACCAAACAGGTCGACAAAGGTGTTGCAATCGGTGAATTCCGTCTTCAGGATTCGCTTGAAGTCCTGGTTCCATCTGCGTTTCTGCCCCATGAATGGCAAGGGGGCTTGGGTGTAGGTTTTCTTTTCTTCTTTCATTTTGTTGGTTGTTTGTCGTTTTTCGTATCTTTGCGGTCTCCTACATTGTACAAAACAAGGTGCTGACACACCGAGAGGCATACGGCCTCTGCCGTGGTGTGTCAGCACCTTTGTCATTGTCGGGGGTAGGAGCCCGACTATGGAGGCAGGGGCCTTTTATATGGCCCTGCCGAAATGGTTATTCTTCTTCCTGCGACGATCCGCCCACGTTTTGAAGCGGGCAAAGCACAGTGTCGTATTCCACACTGCCCTGCGTCAAGTCCGGGCAGTCGGTCTGAAGGCCCGACTCCAGGGAATAGACATACGAGATAAAGTCGTCCCTTCTGTGCTCATAGTCGGAATCCGATAGTTGTGCAAAGCCGTCGTTGGAAAGCGACGGATAGGTTGTGCCGCCATAAGTGAAACCGGCGCGAATGTCGTAGGTCTGCGAATATGACCCCTTGGTGACGGTCAGTGACGTATTGCGTGCGTAGCCTGTGTTGATATATGCCATTTCTGTTTGTTTTTAGTTGTCTTATTCCGTTTTCTTCTCTACTGTTACACATACGGGTTTCTCCCATATAAATGACCAATCCGGCTTCAACTCCTTTGCGCAGATCGGATTGCTCCATGCGAAGGTGTACTCTATCGCTTCCACATTGACACAAACAGGATCATCCCAATAGTAGTCATAGCAGAACCCGCCCACATTGGCGATTCTGGCCATCGTCAACTCCTCGGTGTCCTGGTGAAGGTCTTGACGGAGGGCGGTTACAAGGAAAACACCCGGGGTGCTCCATTCGCGCTTGGCGCAGAACTGGACGTCTAATTCGACCGTCCCCGATATTACAGGTTGCGCGTAGAAAGTCTGGTCTTCGATGCTGCGCAAGCGGTGCATCTCCAATGTTCGCGCATGGCCGTTTTTGACAAACTTCTCCCATACTATTCCGTATGCATCGAAAAAGAGACCGCGAGACGAAGGCGGGACACCTTTTCTCCAACACCCAGCCTTTACCGTTTCGCTGAGGTTGTCCGCATAAAGGCTTATCATGTCGCGTTCGTAAACAGTCTCATCGTCAACGCCGTCTTCCCTCCGATCAGCCTTCACCATCGTAATCTTTGGGTTGCGGTAAAGCTGCCAAAAGAGAGCCTGAGCAAAGCCATAAGGCCCATAGAACATGGCAGCAAAGGAACTATATAGGGCGTATTTGGTCACGAATATGCCACTGCCGACGATAAGGCGAAGCCTCCCGGCAACTGGAGGAAGGCTGACATATTCACCGTCATCACGCACCCTGTAGAGCGTTCCATTGATTTCCGAGTTTGCGGGCGATGCAATGCGGTTGGTCACCCAGTCTTTCTCAATAAGCGGGTCATCGGTGTTGTCTGGGTTGTAATAGGCAAGGTACATCTGGCCGTAAGTTCCCGCACCGGCTACCCAGCGGCCTTTGCCGATTCCGAAAGGACGCACGACATCAGTGGCATACAGGTTGTAAATGTCGCCTCCGTGAGTCTCGTAGTCGGCGTTCTCGTAATGGTACACCACGTTCCCGTTATCGTCAAGCACCTCAAGGATTACTGGCACCATGTAGGCGTTCACGCCCGCTTGGTTCTCCCATTGGGCCTCCATCGCCGGATAATCCTGCGTTGCAGCCCAGTCATCGGACGGGTCGTCGAAAGGATTGGGGCGGAAGCTTATCAGGAAATCCAGATTGACACGCAGTTGGTATTTGTTCTTGTCCGGGGCAAGCGGCAAGTAGCCCGTTTCCACCCTAAACACCTCCACCACATTGGAGTTTAGGCATACAGCCTGGTTATCCAACAGAACCGTGTCAGCAACCACGGGTATTGTGTGACCGTTGTGGATGATGTTGTAAACTACCTCCTTGCACTTGATGCGCCACGCCACACCGATGTCGCTGGCATCGGTGAAGACTGATCTTGTGCGGAAGATGCGGGCATTGCTTGACTTTTGAATCTTGGCCCCGGAATGGACGTAGTTCCTGACCTCCAGATAGAATCCGATGTCGCTGTCCGTTTCGGTTTCCAGATCATAGCTCTTGGCGAAGTATTTCTCGCTGTCATTCCAAACGTATGAATCATAGTCAAGGCAGTCTTCGGCCAATGTCTCAACGGTGTCAGGCTCGAAGGCCACCTCGTACCAGCCAAAAGTCTCGCTGCCTTTCAGATAGGCATCGGTTCCTTTCCACACCGGGTAGTTTTGCATTTCGGAATGGTCGCGGAGATATTCGATGTCGTAAATGTGAAGGCTTCCGTTTTTCTGCATGATTCGCAGACCCAATGGGCGCAGCACCTCTTCCAAGACATCGCGTTTCATCGTCATTTTGCCCCACGAGTCCCCTTCGGAGGCAAAGCGGTCGGCGTTGATGTAGAGCATGTTCAGCGTGATGGGCTGCTGGGTCTTGGGTTCGAGGAGCGAGGTAAGCAATTCTTGGCCGAGGTAGTCGAGCCCGCTACCTTCAAGGCAGTGGTCAACGATGGCTTTCACACTCTGCTTGCCCGTAAGGGTGAAGGGTATGCGGTTGAGTATTCCGAAATCGGTAAAGGGGAGTTCCGTCACATATCCTTTGGGGTAACTGTATGGCTCCTCATATATGGCGTCGTCAAGTGTCCCGCGCCAGTATTCCTTGCCGTTGCGGATGACAAATATGGTTGCGTTGGTGTGATTCATCAGTTGCAGCATCTGCCGGTCTCTCTCATTCGACACGCGCAATGTGCAGGTGGCCGACTGGATCACATCCATCTTGTCCGTTTCTTGCCAATCAATGACACAAGGCTCGTCACCTTCCAGGCAGATTTCCACTGTCCGTCCATCGTAGCCATTGATGTAAATCTCAATTTCCCAGAGCGTGTTGTCGAGGCTGCGGAAATGGGTGGTATATGCCGGTGTGTTACTCATTTTTCCCTGCTATAGATGTTGTTCTGTTTGTTCATGATTCCCACCAGTTCGCGTCCCTCGATGCGGAACTTCACTTCAGTACGTCCGCCACCGCCTTCACCGAGTATGGCCCGGAGCCTGTTCAGCGGTGCTATGACTTCAGGGTTGGAACTTGCGCCGCCATATTCACCCATCAGGCCCAATGTGGGGCCGTAAACGAGACCGCCACTGGCAAACTTGGGAAGGCTCATCAACGATGCCAAGACAGCCGCTACTGCGGCAATAGCCAGGGCAGGGCCAACCCACGGGATGTTCGCCATTGCGCTGGCCGCGCCCGTGGCCGCCACTGCCGTGTTCGTGGTGGCCTCAAGCGAATTGGCCGCCGCCACCTGTGAGGAAGCTGCGGTCTTGGTGGCCGCCATCGTCTCGGTGGCCGCAGAAACGGCATTGATGATTTCAACAACCTGCTCGAAGCTTTGGAACAGGCCAATGAAACCGTCAACGAGACCCGTGATGGTTGTCCAGGCATCCTCGCTTTCGGTGAGCGCGTTGGTGATGTCGCGGATGGAGTTGCCGATGCCCTTGATGCCGCCCCATGCGTCGCTGAACTTGGGCATGGGTGTGGCTGCCAGTTCCTGGACTTCCTCGGTCACTCCTTCAAACTCATCACGCAGCCGCTTTACACGGGCAATCTCCGCGTCAATGGCCGGGAGTTGCTCTCTTGATGCGTTCAGGCGTTGCTGCTGGAGTTGCTGGAGTTGCCTGTCGTACATGCCCAACGTCTGGACTAATGGCTGCAACTGACCCGGTTCGATGGGTTTAAGGGTCGGTATCAGTTCCACCAAAACACGGGCGGACATATCTTGGGCATTTTGTTTTGCTGGATGCGCCTGGTTGTTTGCGAGTCCGTATGCCCTTGCCAAAGCGTTATATCGGGCTATCATTGCGTCCAAAGTGGCCTTTTCCGCATTGGCTGCCTCATCGTCAACGCCTATCAAGTCATAAACCTTCTTTCTTTGGTTATCGATGGCTTTCCCGAGGTTGGCATAGCTCATTGTCTGCCAGGCTGCCGCCCCTTGCTCTGCGGTGGCTTTTTTATTGATGGCGGCGGTGATGTCAGCGAGTGCCCGTCTGTCAGCCTCGCCCATTTCCCCGAAACGCTCCTCATAGTTGTCGTATTCTGCCGCCATGGCCCTCAGCTGATCAAGTGGGGTTTCATCAAGGCGGGCCAGCCATTGGGTGCGATTGTTGGCATCAACCACGCGTTGCTGTGTGGCGACTCGCTGTTCCCATAGCCTTATGTTTCTCTTGACGAAGTGATCGTCTGATTCCCACCATTTGCGATCGGCCTCCAAATCCCTAATCGGATTGTTGAGCAAACCTGGAGCCCAAGATGTACCTTGTTGGTTCCAGTAATCCAGTTTCCTGAAGTCGGCCAGGGTGCGCTTGTATTCATTAAGCCGGTCTTCCTCGTTTTGGTAGCTTTCAGCAGTGCGTAGCCTGTTCAGTTCCTTTTGTAGGCCAATAAGGTCGGTGATGCGGCCCTGCTCGTCGATGTACATCTTTACCAGCTCTGGGTACTTGGCCTTGAGTGTCTCTATGGCTTCCACGTGTTCGAGACGTGAGGTGGTCTCGTCTTGGAGTTTGGAAATGAGTTGTTGTAGCTGGGCGGTCTCATCCTCAAACGCCTGTCGGGATTCTCTCGTGGCTTCGGCAAACTCCTCCGCCGCTTGAGCGGCATCCTTGTTAGCCCTGGCCACTTCAACGAGGATGGCCACAAGTGCAGCAATTGCCGATGCTATGGCTATGAACACGTTTTTCTTCATGGCCGAGTTAAGGGCATTTTGTGCAGTAGTGGCGGCGCGGGTGGCACTGGTCATCGTTTTAATGGAGGCGGTCAGACTCTTGATGGTGGCCACGCCCTTGCCAATACCCGCAGCAGCGATTGAGAAACGGGCTATGCTGTCAACAACTTTCTGTGCCGGTGCAATGACCGCTCCAATGGTTTCCTTCAAATCGCCAAAGGCGTTATTGGCTTGGACGATTTTCCCGTAAGGTGTGGCGGCCAAGGCCTCGTTCATGCCGCCCACGCTTTGCTCGACCACTTCTGCCAAAGTCGCGGCGCGTTCCTCCTCGGTACCAAACTTCAGGATTTGTTCCTGGGCCTCGGTGAAGGTGTAGCCGTAACGCGACAAAGCCCCGACTTGACCATCGAGGACTTTGCCCATCATGCTGGCAATGGTGACGGCTGATTCCGCGCTTGCATTATAGCCATATTGCTGGGCTATCATGTCGTTCATCACGGGGATAAGGGCTTCGAGGCTTTCCTTTTTGCTGAGGTAGGTGGCCAGTTCCTGGGCTCCGCTCAGTTGCACTTCATCACCCACTATGCCCAGCTTCTGTTGGGCCGCAGTCAACTCCTTGATTGATTGGATTTCGGCTTCCGAGGCATCCATTGTGTTGCGCATCACCTGCTCAAGCCTTGCTTCAGCTGCCGACTGCACCGCATAGGCATCCGTGAGGTCGTGCATGACAGACTGGAGGGCCTGCACCGCAGAACTCATCTGCTCGAAGGCCTGGGCGATTTGGTTGCTGTTGATGAGCGACGAATTCACCTTCCCGGCCTCGTCCACAACTTGCTTCATGGCATCGCGCAAATCGTTGGCATCGGCCTCAACGTTCACGAAGTTGTCTTCAACCTTGATTTTCAGTCTTACCGTATCAGACATGGTTTTGCTTTTCCTTTGTGGATTAAATGATTGTCATTGAAGTCCCTGTTCTTCCTTGGCCCTCTTGAAGTTCTCCCAGATTTCTTCTGTACTCATGTTTTCGGAATCGTCTCCCTTCTTTTCCCAAGGGAATGGGAATACCGCCTGTGGATCAATGGCGTGTTTGCTATAGGGCTGAAGCATGAATGTGATTTGTGTTCGGGTGCGTTCCCAATCGGCGTGTTCCCGGCGTTGCTCTGATTCCATCCAGCCTTCATATACCGCCCTAAACTCGGATGGGGTGCACCGGCAGAAGTCATCGACTGTCATGCCAATGCACCCCACCGCCGTTCCGAACAGGGTCAGGATGTCGGCTGTCCCGTTTTTTTTTCAGGGTCAGCACCTTCTTCCTTCTCCATTGAGGTGTAGAAACCGGTAAGGGTTTCGGGATCGAGCATGTCGGCGAAGTCCATCAGTCCGATGCCGAACTCCACGCCGTCGGCTTTTGACGCGCTCACGATGCAGCACCAGAGCAATGTGACCTGTTCGGTCACGTCGGTCGTGTCCATCTTGCTGACATCTTTCCCGGTCTCGTTCTTAAAGCGCATCATTGCGCCCATTGTGATGCGGCAAGGGTATTCTTTCCCGTTGATCGAGATTCGTTTCATGGTCGCCCCTCCTTAAGACACAGGCGCGATTGCGCCGCTGTTTTCAAAGGTGACACTCCATTTCTCGTCGTCATCGGCTGGGCCGTCATGCTCAAGGCTGGTGATGATGAAGTCACCTTCATAGAGGTCATCGCCATCGCGGTACTTGTAGCGCAACTTGACGGTTTGTTTGTTCAGCCACATCGTCTTCAGGTTGGGAAATCCGATGCTCGTGGCGGCCAAATTGTCATAGACAAAGCCGTCCGCCGAAATGGATTCAGCCAGCGACTTAACGTACTTTTCCTTGAAACTTGCGGCACCAGACTCCTTGGTGACGCGTTCGCCGGTTTCTGTGGAATCGCTGATTTTACAGCCGGTCGAATAGCCCAGCGGCTTGAAAGCCTGACTTTCGACAACACCTAAAATGAGGTCTACTCCGTTTCTGTATGCCATGTTTGTTTGTTTTAATGGGTTTTTAATAAGATTTTAATCAAGATGTAAATCAGGATGATGGAGAAAAGGGCCAAGGCTACGATCCAGCCGACCTTCCCGGCTTCCGATGTTTTCGTGACCACCTTCTCCACCGTTTCCGTCTTGAAGATGGTATCCATCTGCCGTTCTATCACCGTGTCGTGAACCGTCCGCTCCCTCCACATCGTGCGCCATCGCTCCCTCACCACCGTGTCGCCACCCACATACACAAAGATGCTGTCGTGTATGAAGATCGAGTCGCGGTCTTGGGTAAGCACCCGCTCGTTTCGGGTCTCACTTCTTGTCTCCGCAGTCATCGTCCGACTGCTTCTGCAACTCGTCAAGCACAGGGCAATCGTCACTATGAGGGCAACTGTTAGCCTGTTTGATAGCCTTCTGTAGTCCATTGATGTTTCGGTTTAGTCGTTTGATCTCCACCTTCAGCGGTTCCACAATGAACTCCTGGAAGGTCTTCATCACGCTTTTTTCGTTGTCGGCTTTCATCTTTTCGATTTCAGCCCTCATCTTCTCCACCTCCGCCTTCGCTTTCTCCGCTTCTGCTTCGGCTTTCTTCACCGTCGCTTTCAGGGTGGCGATGGTCACTATCAGCGTTCCGCCAAGAACCAGGTTCAGAACCAGGCTTGCTATCTGCAACCATTCGCTCATCATATCCCGTACTCCTTTCTCACATCATAGCACGGGCAGGCCTCAGTCCACTCGTTGCGGGTGATGATGCCGTCGCCGTTCAGGTCGGGACTCAGGTCGCGGTGGCCGCACACGTCGGCCCAAGGGAAACGCTTGCGGAAATCCTCCACATACGCCTTCAGCGCGGCCTTCTGCGCCTCGGTGCGTGTGTCCTTTGTGGTCTTGCAGTCGCTTGCCAGGCCTCCCACATACACGATGTGGCGAGAAGTCGGGTTGTATTTACCTGCGCCGTTGGTGATCTCCCAGCCGTCCACATAGGCATCCTCGTTGTTCGGTACCAGACGCTCGACGGTGCCGTCAAGATGCACCATGTCCGTATAGCCGACTTGCCTCCAGCCCCTGCCTTTCGGCGGCGGGCTGCAATGCATACGGCGGATGTCGGCGGCTGTCACCTCCCGACCTTCGGGCGTGGCGGTGCAATGGATAACAAGTCGTTCTATACGGTTTTTGCTCATGGTGTCTCTCATTTAGTCTGTTAAGTCTTTTCTGTCAATCTTGACAAGTGCATGGCACTCGAGGGTGGTGGCATGGTTGCTCGCGTCAATCTCTTTGCCGAAACAAAGGCCATCGGCGGTAAACCAGACGCTTTCCACATCATGGTTGACGAATACATGTCTCGCCTCATCCACCATCGTTTTCAGGAAGGATTTTTCTTTGTCAGAAAGCCCTGTCTTTCCAGCTGCTGGCGTTTCACTTTCCTGATCCATTCCGGGATTCTCTGGTCCTTTAGCGTCTGATCCGCTTTCCGTTCCACTTTTCTCCTCAGTTTTTTCAGGTCGCGTTGTAGCTTCCGCCGCTGCTGTCGGGTTACCTTCTCCGGCTTCATTTTGAGTCTTTTCCATATACACATGTCTTAAGCCGGTTAGGCGGTTGCAGAATAGATTGCTGCGATTCCTTTCGATCGGAACGGCATGGCAACGAACCTCATTTGGAAGCCAAGGAGCCAGCCTCGGTAATCGGCCCAGCGCTTTTCCGGCTCGCCGTCGATGTCTCCCATTGCTCTCATAACCTCGCTGTTTAGGAAGGCCACACTCGACGGTTTCCCGTTCAAAGTCCCGTAAGCGTTCTTTGCGCCCGCGGCGGAGTAGGTAGGGTTTCCATTGAAAGTGTACACCTTGAAACCCGCCAGTTTACCGGTTTCCATGATGCGGTTGTATCGGTTCACATCTTCCGCAAGAAGGTCTTCCTCATGTTCTGGACTAAGTAGCAGTACTCTGCCTTCCATCGGGAAATTCGCCTTGTTGAAGGCTGTGCGCAACTTCAGTACGTCTTTATAGGTCAGGGCCTTGTTGCCGTCGCCTCGGTTGGCACCTGTGGTGGCCAATACCGGCGTGTTCGCAGTGTTCGATGCCGGAGCAATGTTGTAGGCTGCACTCAGGCAGGCCTTCGTATAGAGCGCCTTGGCGTGTTGCCTGACCACAGACTCGCATTTGTTGTACGAAGTCTCCATTTCCTCCACGTTGGTTACATGCGTCGGCTCCGTGTCATAGGTTGCCAACGGGATTTGGATGCCGCTATCCGTACGTTGGGTCGGGGTAAGCGGCCAAGTGGTGTTGTCCTTGATCACATTCGGGTCGGCACCGATCTGCGAGAGGTTGATTGTGTTGAACTCCACCATGTGGTCCATGGACGTGAGTTCGTTCAGCCACGATCCATCCGGATAGAATAGACCGAGGATAATTGCGGCAAAAATCTGTTTAAACATAGTTGTTTGATGTTTTAAAGGTTAGTGTTTCGTTGTCAGAGTCAGCTGGAGTTCCTTGAATCGTTCCGGGTCGTCGGTCTTCATCTTGCGAAGACCATCCGGGTCTTTCTTCATCCAGTCGAGATAGGTCCAGCCGGAGCGGTCTCCATGACCTCCGGCATTGTTTGAAGTCTTTAAAGGCTGTCTTTCAGGCAAAGCCATAAGAGCCGCCTTTGCGCTTTCGTGGTCTGCTTCGAAAAGCTTCTCAAACTGGGCGCGTGCCTGTGCGGTGATACGGCCGCTTTTGACGGCGTTGTCAAGCAACGAAGTGGCTTCGGCTTTTCGGGCCGTCCGATCCCTTTCATCTCGTTGCCTAAGCTGTTCTCTCAAGGTGGCGTTTTCCGCCACGATTGATGCGTTGTCGGATCCTCCTTGCGGTGCGTTGCCGCCGGGGTTCCCCGTGACGCCCTTCGGATCCTGGTCTTGTTTTTGTTCGTTCATGGTGCTATTATGTTTGGTTAATAAAACAGGCAATTCCGACAACCTGACTATATCGCTGTCCTCATTGTATAATGCAGCAGTGGAATTGTGGTTGGCCGGTATGTCGCAAATTGAGATTTCCAAAAGACAACAACGTGTCACAGTGGCCACCGTCTGCCCCTCCTTCAGCATTTCCGGGGCATCGCTCCACTCCAGTGGAATGAAACCCATTGAGCATGCGTTCAGGATGCCCGACTCGTATTTCTTTTTGATTTTTACGGCGAACTCGTCCGTTTCATCGAAAACAGGCTCCCCGGTCAGAACCCCGTTTTCGATACGCAGATCCTTCCAGATACCTATGGGCAATTGCGCGTTGACAGTACCGTGACCATCCCGGTTGTGGTTCCAAAGCATCACGGGGTTCTTCTGGAATGCGGCGGTGTCGATGCCGGCAGTCAATACCCAGAAGCCGTAGCTGTTGATGCTTTCGTCGCTGATAACAATCCGTTTCATCGTTTTTTCCGTTTTTGACGGTGCAAAAGTGCCGCCTTTCGCGCACCCCCGCAAAAAGTGTGTAAACTCTTTACATTCTTTTTTGGCAACCATGCACTTATACTGATTTTTGCAGCGCAAAAATCAATTTCAACACCATGAGCAACAGAAAAGACATGGCCGCAAAGAAGGCCCAAGCCTACCGACTTTTCATGGCGGGCTATACACAAAAGGAAATCGCCGACCAGTACGGCATCACGGAGGCGACCGTCTCGCGGTGGGTCAATGCCGAGGGCTGGAAAGACCGCCTTGCCGAGGAGAAAACCTCAAGCGTCGAACTCGCCAATTCGCTGATGCTGTCCGCCAAGAAGATCACGGAGGCCATCATAGCGGAAATAGGCAAGCCGGACTACAACATCGATTCCGTCACCAAGCTGTCGGACAACGTGGTCAAGATTATGGCCAGTGCCGAGCGTGTGGCCAACACCGTCAACCGCGCCACCGTCATCGACGTGTTCACCTCGTTTGACCGTTGGCTCCTTGAGCGAGCCAAGACCGACAAGAGCATCACGACCGAAATCCTCGCCACCATCAACAGGCTCCATCAGGAGTACATCAACCATATCAACAATCGCAACTGACCATGGCAAAAGCAGACCGCCGCAAACAACAGGAAGCAGAATGGCAGGCCCTGTGTGCCTTTATCCAGGAACAGACGCGCCATTCATCGGGTAACGATAACGCCTCGATACTCGAACGCGAGAAGCGTGTGGCGAAAACCAGGAAGGACTACGGCGCGTTTGTCGAGACCTATTTTTCCCATATCGCCACCAAGCCCACGGCGAAATTCCAAAAGGATGCCGCCAACTATGTCTTGAACAACGACCGCGCCCGTGCAGGTTTTGAGTGGGCGCGTGGCCATGCCAAGTCCACCCATATCTCCATGATTGATCCAATGTGGATTCTTGCACAGAAAGACCACATGCCGCTCACCATGATCCTGGTATCGAAATCGCTGGAAGCGGCCAAGCAGCTGCTTGCCGACCTCCAGGCCGAGTTGGAGAACAACGAACTCTACAAGGCCGACTTTGGCATCGGCAAGGGCGACGGCATCTGGAGCGATGGACGCTTCACCACCTCCGACGGCTCCATGTTCATTGCCCTGGGTCGCGGCCAGTCGCCCCGTGGCATCAAAAAGTCCGGGCGTCGCGCCAATTACATCGTCATCGATGACATCGACGATGACGAACTGGTGCTGAATCCGGCTCGTGTGAAGAAAGTCACCGACTGGTGCCTGTCTGCCTTATACGGCACAATGGACGCAGGCCGTGGCCGTTTTGTCATTGTAGGCAACCGCATCGGGAAGAACTCCGTGCTCGGCAACATCGTCAAGCGTCCCGGATTCCATCACACCGTGGTCAATATGCTTGACAAGAACGGTAACCCGACTTGGAAGGAGAACTTCACCAAAAAGGAGGTAGAAGACATCCGCAAGGAAATAGGCGACCGCCTTTTCCAGAAGGAGTACATGAACAACCCCATCGAGGAGGGCACCATCTTCGAGAAAAAGGACATCCACTACGGCAAGATGCTCCCCTTGCGCCAGTACCGCGCCATCGTTGCCTACACCGACCCGTCGTGGAAGTCTTCGACAAAGAACGACTACAAGGGCACCGTCCTGGTCGGACTCACCAAGACTGGCAAATACCATGTGCTGCGCGCCTTCGGCGACCAGACGAAAGTGTCGGTCATGGTTGGCTGGCATTACGAAATCCGCGACTTCGTTGGCGACACACCTATTAAATACTATATGGAGGCCAATTTCATGCAGGACATGCTGCTTGACGAGTTCCGGCGTGTCGGCGAAGAGGTTGGCGTGCAGATACCCATAACGGGCGACAACCGCAGCAAGCCGGACAAGTTCGGGCGCATCGAGGCCATGCAGCCCCTGTTCCAGCGCGGCGACGTGATCTTCAACGAGGACTTCGAGGGCGACCAGGGATTTGAGGTACTGGAAAACCAGCTGCTGGGCTTCGAGAAAGGCTCCAAGGTGCATGACGACCTCCCCGACGCGCTTGAATCCGCCATTTACAAACTAAGCAACAGAGTACGAACCAGCGACAGCCGCTATGTTGTAGGCCGCCGCACAAATTGGAAATACTGATGTCATTTATTGCAATAGAAGAAATGCGGACCGTCATTGAGGAGTATGTCCTTGATGACATTACCGAAAGAGATGACGCCACCGTGCTTCAGTGTATCGAAGCCGCCGTTGGCGAGATGAAATCCTATCTGTCCAGCCGCTATGACGTGGCCGCCATCTTTTCCGCCACCGGGGACAAACGAGACCCGCTAGTACTTGAGGACACCAAGGTCATCGCCGTGTGGAACCTCATCCGACGCTCAAACTCCGAACTCATATACGGGCAATGGCGCGAACGCTACGACCGGGTCATTGACTTTTTGAAACAGGTGTCAGCCGGGAGCATCACGCCCACCCTGCCCATCGCCACCGACGGGCAAGGTAACCCTGTCATCAAGTCGCGCTTCGGATCAAACCAAAAGTTCAACCACAATTATTGATCATCATGGCTATATTCGACTTATTCAGGAAGAAAAAGGCTGAGAATACCTCGCTAAGCCGCAAGGAAAAACAGACCGTACTCCGTGTAATCCGGAGACAGGAAAACATCACAAGACACGACATCGCCAGCTGGCGCACAGCCCGGCTCGAGGCGACCCGAACCGAAAACCCAAAACAACGACTCCTGCAGACCCTCTATGAAGAAGTCATGCTCGATGCCAAGATGACCTCGCAGATAGACCTCCGTATAGGCAAGTCGCAAGCCGCCGACTGGTTCTTGAAGAAGGGCGAAACGAACGACGAGGCGGCGGCCAAGACACTCGCCGACAACGGGCTATTCGACAAATTGGTAAAATACATCGTAGAGTCGAAATTTTACGGCCAAAGTCTTGTGCAGTTCACATTCGACAAGGCGGGCAATCCAGACATTGAATTGGTTCCACGCGCAAATGTATCGCCAATTACAGGTAAGTTCTATTATGACGTATATGGGAACGATAACGAATTGTACCGCGAGCGTCCCGATTTTGGGCGTTGGGTCCTCGAGTTCTGTCCAGACAAACTCAATCTCGGTCTCCTGAACAAGGCCACACCTTACGTGCTGATGAAGAAGTTCGCCCTGAGTTGCTGGAGCGAGCTGTGCGAAATCTATGGCATACCGCCCCGTGTCCTGAAAACGAACACCCAAGACACTGAAATGCTCAATCGTGCCGAATCGATGATGAAAGAAATTGGCAGTGCGGCCTACTTCATCATCGATACCGAGGAAGATTTCGAGTTTGCCCAGGCAAGCAGCACCAACGGGGATGTGTACAAGAACTTCATCGCCACCTGTGACGAGCAGATCTCCTTGCTGAATCTTGGTGCCGTCTTGGGCCAGGACACCCTCAACGGCAACCGCTCAAAGGAGGAGGCTTCCACCGACCTCATGGAGATCATAGTAGAAGCCGACAAGCGCAAGATTGCCTACTACATCAATAAGGCTGTCATCCCCGCAATGGAAAGCCTCGGCATCATCCCCGCAGGCCTCCGCTTCGAGTTCGCCAAGGCCACCGACACCGAGAAGCTCTGGAAGATGGTGTTTCAGGCCTCGGCCTACTACGACTTCGACGTGGAATGGCTCAAACAGACCTTCGGTATGGAGATCACCGGCCCGCGCATGAATCCATCCGGGCCCGACGATGCCACATTGAAAGCAGGGAACTTCAATTTTTTCGACTGAGCCCCTTCTATGAGGGGCTGCACCGCGCCATTCGTGACCTCTATGGAACGGATGCCGTCAACCTTTCAAACGACGATAAAAGGCGTTTCAACAAGGTTTCAACGGCGTTTCAAGATGCCGCCAAATGGCTCCACTCGAAGAAGGCCTTCGTCCCGGAAATGCTGTCCGAGCCTGAACCCCTCGCGCTGATGAACGCGACGCATGACGTTTTGGCAGAGGAATTGGGAAGGCTGGAACGCAGCATCCCGGAAGAGATGGCCCGCGCCCTGGACGAGAACATCTTCCTATTTTCAGGCTTCAAGACCTACCATGAGATGAACGATGCGTCCCGGTTGTTGAGGGACGATGACGGCGGCTTCAAGCCGTTTGAGCGGTTCCTTCAGGATGTTCAGGCCATTGATGCCTCCTACAACCAGAACTGGCTTTATGCCGAGTACAACTTCGCCACGGCAAGCACCCAAATGGCCGCGAAATGGGCCGACATAGAGCGAGACGGAGACGAATACGACCTGCAATACAGAACGGCCCTTGACGGCCTTGTGAGGCCCGAACACGCCGCTCTGGAAGGCATAACGCTGCCGCCGTCCGACAAGTTCTGGGACGAGTACTACCCGCCCAACGGATGGAACTGTCGGTGTACCGCAGTACAGGTGCTGAAGGACAGGTACCCGCTGTCCGACTCCGACCAGGCTTGCAAGGCTGGGGAACGCGCCACCACGCAGATAGGGAAGAACGGCCAGAACAAGGCTGCCATGTTCCGCTTCAATCCTGGCAAGGCTGGGAAGGTGTTCCCACCAAAGCATCCGTATCTGCCCAAGGGGTGTGGTGACTGCACATACAACAAACTGGCCTACAACCCCAACAGTGAGAAGTGCAGGGCGTGCAAGATTATACAGAGATGTTACGAACGCACCCCATTGCTTGTGAAGGAAACCGTCAGAACCTTTGAAAACGGGGGAAGGCTTGAAACCTATGCAATCATTGACAAAGAGACCGATGACTACAAGCGTATTGAAGCGGCTGCAATATATTTCGCCTCGTTAGGAAAGACTGTCACAATAACACCTAAATTCGACGGCGGCAAGTTCTGCCCTGACTATGATTCCATCTATGGCAGTTTGAAAGGGACAAAATACTACGGATGTTGCCCTGATATGCTGGTGGACGGGGTGTTCTTTGAACATGAGGGTTTCACCTCAAGGATTGCAAAGAACGCTTTCAGAAACATGTGCAACCACGGTCTTAAGCAATCAGACAGAATAGTTGTGGAAAGTTGCGGATTGACTGACAGGTATATGCTCAATTCTATCCACGGACAGATTAGATCAGGAATTATAATCACTGAGGTATGGATTCATGAGCAGAACGGGTATAGAAGGCTCTATTAAAAGCTGAAGGCTGACTCCTAAGAGCCAGCCCAGTATTCAACGAATCCGCAGAATCGTTGCTGCAAAAATACAAAACTTTTGGATAATGCAAGCCAAATCATAAAAAAATGACCGACATAAAAAGAAAAATCCTGAACGACATCCGGGTGGAGCTTTCCGACGAGTTCGACCGCAACTTCCAGCGCAAGGCATTCTTCGACAAGTCATGGCCGCCCCGCAAGATGAACGGCAATGGCTCATTGCTCATGGTCACGGGCAGACTTCGCCGATCGATCCGCTGCCGTGTGGACACCGACAGTGTGGTTTGGGAAACCTCCGAGCGTTATGCAGCCATCCAGAACTACGGCGGTACGATAACAGTCACCGCAAGAATGAAGAAATTCTTCTGGTACAAGTACAAGTCCACCAAGAACGACGCTTGGAAATGGATGGCACTGATGAAGGTCGGCTCCAGGATCACCATCCCGCAGAGGCAGTTCCTCGGCGACCATCCCGAGGTAAGGAAACGAGCCGAGGCCGTCATCAGCCGCAACCTTCAGCGGTTCGGTCAGGAATTGACGAAAAGGCTGGTCTGACCGCCGCCATCGTCGATGTACTCCATCTGGTTCGTGCTTCCCTTGAAGATGTAGCCGCATTGGTTGGTAATCTCCATCTCTTCCAGGGGCAGCATGTTTTGTTTGCCGAATGTTTTCTCCGCCATCGTTATGAACTCCACGATGTACATGTAGCTCCCGTGGAACTCGTAGGCCCGCATCTTACCGGTTGCGTTGCCCTCTTCGTCCTTTTCCTCGATGCCGATGAGGCACTTGATCCAATTCGGGGATCCCTTGGCGTCACACTTAACGTCATAGTCGTAGATGGTGAACACCTTGCCCTCAAGTTCCTTTGGCGAGATGTTCGGAGCATCAAGTTTTCGGTTGATTCTGATTTTCTCGGTTAATTGTCTGAGTTTCATTTTTTCCTCTATTTTCTGCATGAGGGCATAGCAGTCAGCATGGCTTAATATTCCATAGTATGCCGCCCATGAATCGTTGTTCTTGCACTTCAGCGCCCGCGCCTTGATGTTCTGCCTTATTGTCGTGTAACCTTTGTTGTGGTCGGTTACACCTTTATCGGGGTTTCTCCTTATAACGTACCCGCAAAACGAGACCTCTTTGTCTAATGGTTGGACACGAATCGTTGACACCTTGGCCCTGATCCCATGTTCATACCACCAGTGGTTCTGCACCCTCCATTTAAGTTGGTTTGCGTCCTCTTTTGTGTATGTGGCATAGAGATAGTCGTCTGCATATCCCAATGCAAAAGGGGCGGCCTGTTTGCTCCAATGGTCGTGTCTAAGCATAACAACATGGTGGACAAAGGAAGATGTCGGGGTCCCGATTGGGAGGCGATTGTCAAGAAAACTGACGGCGATGCCAAATTCAATGAGTTCCCTGTCGTCGGTCAAGCGCCGCATTTCCTTCCTGAACGCTTTTGGCCTGATATGCTCGTAGCATTTCCTTTGGTCGATAATCACACAATAATGCAAGTCGCGCCTGTCATACATCAGATGCTTTAGACGGTGTATGACGGACATTGATGGGTCGTTCGCGGTTATCCCGCACCCGGGTTTGCAATTCAGGGCGTTGTAATTGTCATGCTTGCGGTAGATTGGCCACGCCATCTGCAGAAACAAATGCTGTAGGACAAAAGTGAAGAGAAACGGTGAATTTATATGCCTGAGCTTACCGTTGGAGTTCCTTTTGGTGAGCTTCCGGTACCGGAGGTTGTTCTTGTACTCCCCGGAGGCAATGGAACGCATCACCATGTCAGCATAGATGTCGCTGTTCCTCATCATGCTTTCCACGCCTTTCTGGTCGCTGTGACCCTTGGCGGCCTTTTCCATTGCCTTTAGCACCGTTTCCTTTGTCACTTTCATGTCACCCAATCCAAGTATTGAGCAGTTGGCAAGTTGGCTGCAATGGCACAGTATTGGGTATCACAGCCCGAGCATCTCAGCCCGCCTTGCCGCCGTCCTCCACAATCGACGGCTGGTCTCGTAAAATAGCCGCTTCTGGGCTCGGATGCCAGGCTGTACAAAGTTCTTCTTTTGCTCATACTTCAGCAGAACCACCGATGTTGTTGTCCGTATTGGCCGCGGAGTTGTTCGCGATCAGATACCTCGCCGACAGATTACCGTTGTTAGCGTTGTCGCCACAAAGGAGGCCGCCTGACACCCTATCATTGTCCTCGCGCCTTCGGAGGTCACGGTCACTATGCCGGACTTGGACGCTGCGACGCTGCAAAGATACAAAAAATCAAAAAAAAACCGCCCCGAAGGGCGGTAATGGTCGGGCGATTGCATCGCCCTTGCAGTGGCTGCGCCACGTTGCACTTTACACGTCAAGCAATACTTGAGCAGAACCACCGATGTAGCTGCCCGTAAAGGCCGCGGAGGCGTACGCGAACAGACACCTCGCCGACAGACTACCGTTGCCAGCGCTGTCGCCACAAAGGAGGCCGACCCTCGTTTTCTTGCCGACCGTGCCCCAATAATTGGCCATGTACCCGAATCCGCTCTCGCCCTTGCCCAACGACGAGCAATGCGATACCGGCAAGGGAGTGTTGGGCAGCTTCCTTCGGATATAGTTGTTCGCCCTGGTGACTATGGAACCAGCCCTCTTGTACTGGCTCTCGAAGCCGAAGCGCTGACCGATGTTGACGGAAACCGTGTTTTCGTTCACCCATTTGGTCTGGTCGGGTTCAATGAAGGCCTCTATCTTGTGGCCGTATCTGCTGGTCGCAGGTGCAACCGTGCACTCACCAACCATCTCGATGCCGCCGCCCCAATATGGAGCGCCGTCGCCGCTGAGGTCGCAACCAAGCATCAAGCCCGTACGCAGGCATACTTCCACATCGAAGCTTTGCGGAGTGCCGTCTGCATTGAACGCATCAAAGGTGCCTTCCACAATCTTGTAGGCCCTGCAGTTCATCTGCCCCTCGGCCACGGTCGCTGGCGAAAACAGTCCGCTTCTTGTTACGTTCTCGTATCTCCAGGCGTGCCCGTAGAACTCGAACGTCTCTCCTGCGCCGATTCCGAACTCCACAGCGAACGAGACCGCAAGTTGCGCCTCCAGCGGCTTGCAGTGGAACGAGTAGTAGTTGAGTGTCGTCACCATGTAGTCGCGCCCGCCTTCGGCATTCTTGTAGATGCCGTGCGTGTTGCTCGCCCATGTGCAGTAATTCCATGCCGCATCCCCAGTTTTCTTCCATCTGATGCCTCCTCTCCCAAGCCATTGCGACTCGTTGCTGACACCGTCGTTTGAGGACACGCCGCTGGAGAAACGGCTTGTGGCGCAAAGGTATTTCGTGCCCCATGCGGCTTCTATGCAACGGAGGAAAGCGTTCCTGGCGTGATAGCCCCCTTCCGCAACCGGGAACGGCTTGGTGACGTCGTGGTTGTTGTTACGGGCGTAGTTCTTGTTGGTAATCTGTGACAGGCCCGCCAATGGATAGTGCCCGTCGCCGTAGAACATCTCACAGTTGGTGGCGGTTCCCTTGTATCCTTTTGCAATCGTCTCGGCGTAGTCGAAGTAGAAGGAGCGAAGCTTCACCACGTCGTTCTCCTTGATTGCCGTCATGGGTGACGGACAGATGCCGGTTGGCGGCAGCGAGAACACCCTCACGTTCACGCCGTCCCAGAAGTTCACGTTCTCGGCGATGATGCCGTTCCATTCCTTGCCTGAAGCTCCAACGACATTGTCGATTAGACAAACCTCGTCCTTGCGGCCCACGAAGATTGAGTACTTCGTCTCGATGGTTTCCCAAGGCATGAGGTAGTGGCCGACTTCTGTGTTGGCGGCCTTGTAGAGCTTCGGGCGGACCAGCTTTTTCACGCCATTGACGGTTTGGACCGAGCACAAGGAAAGGAAGGTTTCGGGGTCGTAGGCACCGGCGGCGCAGTATTGCGTAGTGCAGGAAGCGTCGGTGTAGAGGGCGTTGGCCATGCACTCGTTGCGCATTGCCTCGGTGATGCCCACCACCGGAGCCCAGTTGCCGTAGATGTCGCGCAGCAAGTTGTTCTTGCGCAGTTCCATTACCGGGCGTTTCCTGGTCTCACCCTCCACCGGGGTCATGTCGACCAAGAAAGGCCTCCAGTCCAACGCCCATTCACGGTTGCCGAACACGGCCAGGGCGTCCAGGTTGTCCAGGTCGTTGGGGCTTGCCATGTTGGCGTTCTCGACCCACTCGCCAACGCAGTAGTTGGGTTTGGTATAGCCCATCTCCTCAATCTCACTTGATGCGGCCCGGAACTCGTTCACCAAGGCGCGCATCGTGTCCTTGAAGCCCTGCATGTAGCTGATGACTATGGTGCCGGTGGCGCTGTCGCCACCCACCACCTCCTCGGTACCCATGTCGTCGGGCAGTTTGCCGGCGGGGTTGATGCTGTGTGTGCCGCTGACAGGCGTTGCCATCTGATAATCCACGTACTTGCCCGCGAAGGCGGTGGCGGGGGTGAGACGCTCAGCACTGTCAAGCGTGAGTGTGTATCCTGAAAGCGTCATCCCTTCAATGTCGGAGCGGATCAAGCCGTCGAGAATGGCGGCGTAGGTGCCTGACTGTGGCAAGCTCGCGGTGTAGCGATAACCCGTGACGGCGCTTTCCTGGTCAATGCCGCTCTGCTCGATTGGTGTCTCTGTCCAGGCCAGCGAAGACAGCAGTTGGGTGGCAATGTTGCGCTCGTAGGTACCGCCGCCTTCGGGATAAATGGTGACGTCGTCGAAGATGCCGCCGTTGCCCTGCTCGATTCCGCGAAGCACAAGGCAGGTCTTTCCGTTTACGGTCTCAGTCTGGAATGCGGTCGACAAAGGCGCAACGGCAACAACCAGTTCCTTGGGCGAGGCGTAGGCCGTGAACTTGTCGTAGTCCTTTGACCATGCCAGGTGTGCGCACAGATTGGCAAGATTGACACCTGAAGCCACCTCAACAATCATATAGCCCTCGTCGGGCAGGTAGAACCTCTCCGAATGTCCTGTGAAGGTGTGTTCAGTCACCGCCGTCACCTGGGCGCCCAGGGCCGGCAGCGTCGGCGAATGCCACACTCCAACAACAACCCCGTCTCCCACCTTGCGGTTGGCCTTCCCATTGTCGGTCAGCAGCCAGCCATTGTTCTCGGCTGCAGTGCCGTATTCACCGGCACGGCACATCGGCGTGCGGATTATGCACAGCTTGTGGTTTCCAGCCGCTATCGCACCGTTCGCCACGGTACCGGTGATGTAGCCGCTGGTCTTGCCAGATGCCCATGCTGCGGGGTCGATGGCATTGGTGCAGTTCCAGCGCAGCGCGTTGATCTTGAATCCGTGACCGCCCAAAAGCTGCAGCAGAAGCGCGTCATTCGAGCTGTCTATCGATTCTTTGCCCGCCGTGGTGCGGATCACGAACTTGTCGCGCGTAGTCACCCTGTCGTTGAGCGACACCAGGTCGCCGGCCACGAGGTTCTCGTATGTGCCGCTGGTGAAGTTCTCGAAATCCTCATGGTCCGCTTCGGCGCGTTCGTGGTCGGATTCATACTGCTGATGGTCAGCGATTCTTTGAACTTCAGAAGCGGCGGCAGCTATTGTGGCCGGCTTGCCATTGGCAATGCATATCCAATAGTCCGTGTCGGTCACGTCGTGGTTGAGGTTATTGTCAACCTTGCTGACATAGGCGGAATCGGCGGTGCATACCATGTCCAACTTGAAGTAGGCCACAGATTCGCTCCAAGCGCCTTTGTTAACAATCATAATTCTTCCCAAATTTGTTTGTGCCATGTGTTTTGTTGTTTAGATTGTGAGTAATAAGTTTCCTGTGTTTTGGTCCACAGAGAACTGTGGACCGGTATAGGTGGCGTCATGTGTCATCATGAGGCACCCGGTTGCGACATCGACGTCAAAGGTGGCGAATGGCGATGCCATGGCCATGACCCCCGTGTCGACGTATTGGTCATTCTCCACATCCCATCTTTCCCACGTGCCGGTGGTGGTGTTGATTCTCATGGGATGGGTGTTAAGCTCTTCCGAAAGTAAATGGTCGGCATAGGCCTGTCTCACCCTCTCGGTCTCGGCGTTGGAACGGTTGTTCTCGTTCAACTGTCGGGTTTCCTCCGCCCTTGTGCGGGCATTTTCCGCGGTGCTCCGGTTAATCTCGGATTCCACACGTCCGTCCTCGGCATGTTCACGTTCCAGCTCCGCCCTTGCGCGGGCATCCTCCGCATTGGACCGATTGGTCTCGGATTCCGCACGTCCGTCCTCGGCATGTTCACGGATCGCCTCCGCTCTTGCGCGGGCATCCTCCGCAGTGTTCCGGTTAATCTCGGATTCCATACGCCCGGTCTCGGCGTGTTCACGTTCCAGCTCCGCCCTTGCGCGGGCATCCTCGTCAAAAGCGATTCTGTTGTTGAGGTTCGCAATGTTACTCATGTCGATGATGCAGAACCACCATCCTGGGTCGGTCAAAGGGTGCCCGACGTTGCCACTGCGAAGCGACCGGTAGACACCCATGCCTTGCGGGTCTTTCACGACAGCGGCAAGGCTGTACTCTGCGTAGGCGTCGTAAGTCCCTTTCCAGGCCTCGCCTACTTGATAGCGTATTTCTACTGTTGCCATGTTTGTTGTGTTTATTATTAGATGATGTTGTTTACAAGCCTGACCACAAGTTCCGCCGTGCTCTCATCGTATCTGATGCGATCCACGTCGTTGTCGGCTCCGCTGATGGTAAGCACGCCGGTCTCGGGGTCGAAGTCCATTGAAGGGAAGAGGAAACCGCCACTCGGCCCCTGCTCTCCCTGTGGGCCTCGCTCACCTTGCGGACCTTGTTCTCCTTGCTGGCCTTTCTCGCCTTGCGGACCCCGTTCCCCACGTTCTCCCTGTTCCCCACGCAGGCCCTGCAGTCCCTGTTCTCCTTGCTGGCCTTTCTCGCCACGGGCGAAAAAGAACAGTGCGGCGCGGGCCTCAATGCTCTGGTTCTTGAACTCGTCCCACTCCTCCAGCACGGAGTCGTTTCGACGCGTCACAACAACCTGGTCATCCCAGAACGACCGTAATTGCGACCCGTCTGTGTTTTCAACCGTCACCTCGACGCCGTAGCATCCGCGTGGGATGTCGACGTATGTGGTGACGATGGCCAGGTTGCCGTCGATGGTTGGCGTATAGGTGTGTCGAGATGTGCCAACAAGGCTGACGGTCACCGTCGCGCCTTCATCGGGATAATAGGGGTCTTTCACTATCTCCCCGGATTGGGTCATCACTTCCTGCTCAAGTGGGATGATCAGCCTCTGCGTGTTGCCGCTAATCCAATATATTTTTCCCATGTCTTTGTGTTTTAAGCGTTATGTGTTTTCGTTATGTATTGCCATCAGCGGTGGGGTGATATTGTAGTTCGTGCGATAGCGCATGGCATAGCACTCTTCCACCGGCATATCTTTCTGTTTTTGGAATGAGATGGCGTCCAACGGGGAATATTCCCCACTGGCGGAATAACCCTGGACAAAGTCGTGGATGTCGTCCGTCAGGTCGAGGGTTTTGCAGCTCGCTTCCTTGGCAGCCCTCGGAGCGTGTGCGCTACTGTGATTAGTGCGGCGGTTCGCAACGGTCAGAACAATGATGGCCGTGTCCTTTTCGTCCCCTCCGTGCAGTTGCTTTGGATCAACTTGCTCGATGTCAATCAGGATGCATGGCCAGCCCACCGGAGGATGCTCCATGTAGAGCTGGCCCCAATCCTTGTCGATGTACTTCACTCCAGGCAACTTATTCTCGAGCATGTCCTGAAGGTCTTTGATGATGGTTGATTTTCTCATAGGTCAAAAAGTTTAAGTTGGTTTGTGTCTTCGTTTTCCGGGGCTTCCTCCAGTTCCGAAGGAGGCACCCCTATGTAAGAGAGGAATGTTGCGTAGCATACGCCGAACTCGGGCCATATCCTCCGCCGCCATATCGCCTTGTAGCACCTGGTCTGGTCACCCTGTGCATACTCCTCCTTCACGATGGCGACAATGGCCTTGATCCGCTTCTTGGTCGATCGATAGTGTCTCTTCCCGCCCATGCTGCATCGTCATTGGAAAGAACGCACAGTTACAGTGATTGCCGTGTGTTTTTTCACGCGACCGCTTCCGCCGCACACGTCGCAGGTGACAAGCCTGTCAGGGCATTGCATCCGGCGCAGGAGCCAGCTTCCCTCCACTTCGGGATGTACCATGCCGGAGCCTCCGCAGTTGCGGCAGATTTCTATCTTTGTCGATTCGTATTGTCTTACTTTTTCCATTGTGATTATTGTTTGATGTCCTTTTTGAAATTTCCTTCGTTGTATGCGGCAAGCGCGGCAACGTTCTTCATCCTTTCCCTCAACCGCGCCGTGCCGCCTCTCTCGGCCCCGAAGTCGCCGAAGCTGTGCTCCCTTGCCTGTTCCTGGCGCAACTCGCAGAAAGCGTCGCATTTCTCGCCCATGTAGGTCAGGAAGGCCTTCATCACCATCGCCTTGTTCAGACCGCCGTACACCTGTCCCGCATCGCCGTTGGCCAGTCGGTCGGCCACGATTTGGATGTCTGGCAGGTTCCATTGCATGTCGTCCTCCACCAGCATCTGTGCCACTTCCTTCGAGAGCATGGCCATCGCTTCCGGCTTCATCGGACGGGCCACGTTCACCATGTCCTCAACGATGGTCAGATGCGTCAGGATCAAGGCGGCAAGCGTCCGCTCGTCGAAATCCTTGGCGAAACGCTTCACGCTCACCTGCCCCGTGCTCCTGACAGATGCCGTGGCAGTGGTGATGCTGCGGTCGGCAGCGGCCACAACAGCGACAGCCGCCAGCGGAAGGCCGTCGCCAGTCCTGTCGTAGAGCCGCTGCGCCACGGGACATTTCTGTAGCAGTTCCCGTGTCGGTACCGCCACGGCGTTGTTAGAGATAGTCGAAAGCTGCTTGCTGTCTGGCATGGTCGCTGTTGTTTAATAGTTCGGAATAGATTTGGTTGAACTTCGAGTTCAGCATCATCGGTGTGAAGGCGGACTTGAAATACCAGTCGTTCTTCATTTGGCTCACAGCCTCAAGGAACTGCTTAAGCGCGTCAATGCGCAACCGATCATCCACAATCAATGGTGCCGATCCGTTCTTGGGTGTCGATTCTACGATCTTCTCGCTAAGCTTGCCAATCAGAGCCTTCATGGGTGCCCAGTCCGCCTTTGTGCTGATGTAGGCCGTATGCTTCTTTGCCTGATACACTTCCTCGAAGGCTCTCATGCCCTTCAGCACTACGTTGTTTTTGCGGTGGTCTTCCTCGGTCTGGTCAAGCGTGTCGCGCAGTTTTCCCGCCTCGCCGATGCTTCCCAGAATCTTGTTTACCAATTGGAGTTTTTCCTTCTTGGTCAGCAGATATGCCGCGTTGTATATCTCATCGAATGTCATAGTGCCTCCCGCGTTTCGTCTTCCTTGATCCGTTTCATCGTTTCCCGTTCGCATTTGGGGCAGGTGTCGCCCCAAACGCGCTGGTCGTACTCGTACCCGCAAACCGGGCATGTCGCCCAGATTTCGTGGTTGAGGTTCTGTTGTCCCATATCGCTCCCTCCTTAGCATTCCGTCATCCCAAGCGGCACGGGAATCCATTTCCCGTTCTCGCCCTTAACCTCGGCCCTGATGAACTGCTTGCTCTCGGTGGGGGCGTAGCTCTCTTCGATGATGCGCACACCCTCTTGGAACCGCTCGTTGCCGCTTTCCTGGGCCATTTTGCGCAACTGGAGCACACGGCTCGCTTTCAGGTTGCCCGCCTGGTCGCGGCTCATCAGGCGCAATACAGCCTTCACCAGGGCGGCACTGTCAGCATCCTTGGCCAGACTGCCAATGTACTCCTTCACGATGGCGATGCCCTCGTTCACCGTGTCCTTGTAATTGTCCAGTTGGTACTGGCCGAGGGTGATCCTGGCCGTGCCTTCGCTGTTGGTGAAGGTGTGGCTGTGCTGGTTGTCCTTAACGCCGAAAATGTCGGCCTTCAGTTCCAACGCGGTCTTGAAATTGCTCATCACAAGCTGCTTCCTTTCCGTGATGGCCTGGCTAATGTCCCGCAGTTGCGGCATGGACGAGGCTATTGTCTCATCCACCAGCTTGGTGTAGGCCTCGCGGTCGGCTTTCTTCTTTGCCTCGGCCTCTTTCTTTGCCTGGGCTTCCTTGAACGCGGCAAATTGCTCAGCTTCAGCCGCTGTCATTTCTACTGTCTGTTTCTCGTTGTCCATTTTAATTGATGTTTAAGTGTTGTTTCTATGTGTTTATTGGTCTCTATTGGTGAATAGTATGCAAGCCGGTTGATTGACGCGAACACGAAGCAATCCGCTCTTTGTGCGCCCGCTTTTTATGGCTTCACAGACCGCTACACGATGGCGACCATTATGACCTTGGTGCGATGTCACACGATGGCCGCATTGTCGGCAGGTTTTGCCTTGCATGATGCTCCGCACGCATTCGTCTGTGTAGTCTTCTATGTTGAATAGCGTTCCGTCCATAGGTCAGTTGGTTTTTGGAGTAGAGAAGGCCATCTTGAGCCGTGCCGGTATGACTTTTTCGCAGTTGCAGGTGTCGCAGCACACGCCATTTGCAACTGGTCTGGCATTGTTGCCCCATTCCTCTTTCGTTTCGCCATAGATGCAGCACTTGATCTTGTGTCCTGGTGTTTTCATTGCTGGCCTCCTTCCTTCAAGACAGCGGCTTTCTTCGCAACGCTGTATATTCTCTCAACAGGATGGATGCGAAAAGTGAAAACATATTCATCTGCAATGTTTGGTTCTGCTGGCTGACAACTAACAAAATCGCCGTTTGAAAAAGTAACAGACAGCCTTTTTGTGCGTGGATAGGTCGCGTTCAATTCTTCCACCATTTGACGAATCCACTCGACCAGCGCATCGCGTGAAACATCGTCTTCGATGAGGCAGTTTCGGAGTTTGCCGATGTGTTTTTGGATTTCGGCGCACTTGCGGTTGGCCGCTCTCCATGTGTTTGGTTTTTCGATGAAGTAACTCATTTTAATTGATGTTTAATTGTTGGTTAATTATTGATTATTGACGGTATATTCCTTTGCCCTTTCAATCCCTTCCCGCTGCTTGTTGAACTCGTAGATCAGCCCACGGCACTTGCTGGCGGGTATGTCGTCCATCCGGCTCACCTTGGCGGCACGGCAGGCCGTTCCCGCTATCAGGTTCCATTCCGCAACACCCCATCCGTCGGCCTTGATTTTGCCCTGTGCGGCCAGCAACTTCCCGATTGATACCTTCAGCCGCTTGCGTTCCTTCTCGGCCTCTGTGGGGCTGTTTTTGGCCTCTGTTTCCATTCCTCGCGCTCTCGCTTCCTCATGCAGCCGGTCGCAAATCTCCGTCAGGGCGGCCTCGTTCAGTTCGGTGCTGCTGTCCACGCCATAGCCCGCAAGGATGCCCTCCTTGCCGATTTCGTCGATGCCAAGCCGGTGCAGAAGGATGTGGAACTCCCTGATAAGTTGTTTCTTGTTTTTCATAGTCCTATTCCGTGATATTCGGTTGCTTTTGTCGTGTCGATGTCGATATGGTTGCCGCCTCCGTAACGGCTCACGGGGAAGGCCCTGAAGCCCTCCACGCGCCACGCCACGTTTGCGTCTCTCCAGATGCGCCGCGCCACATGGCCTTCCGGCAGGTTGCCCTGCACGTGGCTCACATAGACGAACAGCTTGTGCGGGTACCGCGCCTTCAGCTCCTTGTACTCGCTGAACTTCATTTCCATGAACTGCACCGAGTCAATCACCACCACATCGGGGCTTTTGTGCTTGTCAAGGCGTTCCTTTAGGTCGTCCACGCTCTCTTTGTCAAGCAGCACGAACTTCCCGCCGCAGTCCATCATTCCCGTCCGCTCAAGCGCAAGCTGTATCGTTCGGCTCTTTCCTTCCTCCACGCTGTCGTAGGCCACGCGGCGGAACTCCGTCAGGTACTTGGCCAGCATCATGGCAAACGAGGTCTTGCCGTGCTTCGGCGGGCCGTAGATCACCCATGTCCCTGTCAGTTCCGGGTCGCCAACGGCATCGTGCCACTGCCCCGTGAAGGGCAGTGTCTTGAACTTTGCCGTCAATATGTTGCTCACGCTGTACGCCCTTTTCATGGTCATGCCTCTTTCATCAGTTCCTTGTATATGCGGCGCAGGCTCGGCATACCGTCCTCGCCCATTGTGCGGCGCAAAACCGCGCCCGTGTCGGTGCCTTCCTTGCAGTTGGCCTTGATGATCATCGTGGCCGTGGCCTGCGTCATCTTTTTCCGCTCCTCGGCCTCCAAGGGGACAACCGTAAGGTACCGCTTCCCGAAGCGGCTGAACAGCTCCGTGTAGCCCACCTTCTTGTTGTCGATGGCGCGTTGCACCTTCGCCTTCAGT